GTCAAAAATCTTTAGATGAATTAGCTACATTAGTTGGAGTACCGACTGAAAGAGACATACAAAAAAGGTTAAAACAATATCACAAAGACACAGCATAGATATGTCGTTCAGAAATATCCAAGGTATCTTGGATGCTGATGTTGGTGATGCAGTAGCCAAGCTTGTACTACTAGTAATCAATCATCATGCTAATCAAGATACCATGATTGCTTTCCCATCAATCAAAACGATTGCTATTAAATGTAACCTCAGTGAGCGTACTGTTATACGTAAGCTTGAGTACCTAGTAGATAAAAATTATTTGATACGCAAACGTCAGGGTAAGAATCAAGTCAACATATATAGAGTACGGAAGTGTCAGCCTGTCACTATGGAAGTGACAGAGTGTCACGTGGAGGGTGTCAGTATGTCACACGAACCTATAACTAACCAACCATCTAACAAAGTAGGCAAGACAAATGCAGTTACAGTTAAGCAAGAACAAAAAAGCACAGGCTTTACAAAGCCTAACAACTACAAGTCCAAGGGAGGTAGAGGCAAGAGTTCTTTCTTCTTTGGAATCAATTCTAAATTACAAGGAAGAACTTAATCCAGACTTCAGTGTGCGTGGATACAAGCTTGTCAGCAAACCAAAGGCTGATGAACTAGAGAAAGCTTTGAATGTTATGGCCTTTGCCATGACACCCATGCCACAAGAACATATGGAGCAGGAGTTACTCAAGTGTATGATGGTCATGGTCAAGCCATCACAAGAAAGCAAAGAAGATATTGCCATGCGTATACGCCTGATTGCACGTGGCTTGTCTGATTATCCTGCTGATATATTTTTGTATGCAGTCAAAAGCGTTTCGCATACAAAAACATTCTTCCCTAGTCTTTCTGAGTTCAGAGACGCAGGAGAATGGAGGTATCAAAAGCGAGTAAAGCTACTCGATATGATACAAAACGCAACAAAACGATAAGAAACTACTAGTATTAACTGCAATTATGCAGTACAATATATTCAAAAAGGAGAACACAATGAATGTAGTAAACTTAAAACCACCTGTCCGTGATCCAAAATGGAGAATGGGATTCATTGGTGGGTCAGATGCAGTCAAGATTATGAGTGGTGACTGGCATCCACTATGGCTAGAGAAGACAGGTCAAAGTCAACCTGCTGATCTATCACATCTATTCAACGTACAACTTGGTACATTTACAGAAGACTTCAACCTTGCATGGTTTGAGCAAGAGTATAATGTCCATGTTCTTGGCTACCAACACGAAGCTAAGAAAACTATCGATGGTATTCCATTCAAAGCTACGCTTGATGGCATCATGATAGACCCGGAAAACAAAGGCGAACACATTGGTATCGAGTGTAAGCACACTAGTTCATTCAAAAAGTTTGATGATATACTTGCGTACTACTCACCACAGATACAGTTGTATATGAAAGTCGCAGACCTCAAGCATATGTATCTGTCTGTAATCTTTGGCAACCAATGGGAGTGCAAGCTAGTCAGTCAAGACGAAGCTGAGTGGTTGCGTATGCTACCAATACTACGTGACTTCTGGTCACATGTTGTTAACAAGCAAGCACCTACTGCTGATATGCCTAACGAATTACCAACAGGTGTTCAGCACATGACACTAGACAACATGGTTACTCGTGATGCTAGTCAAGATAACTTCTTCATAGAGTTACAGCATCATTACATAGACAATTACCTTATACTGAATCGATTCAGCAACGTATCTAAAGTATTTGAAGATACAAAAAAAGAACTTAAATCTCTTGTCAAACCCAATGAGCGTGAAGTTTACACAGACAAGCTATCGATCAAACGCAACAAACGTGGTGCCTTATCTATACATATCGAAAAGGAGATAAGCGAATGACATTCCTAGAAAAGAAAAAGAAATGGTGGGAGTATCACAAAGATAACCCACATGTATACAACTACTTTACTAAGTATACATTACAAGCAATTAGCAGTGGTGCAAAGAAATGTTCACCATGGTTAATCATAGGTCGTATCAGATGGGAGACAGCCATCACTACTACAGATGCAGACTTCAAGATAAGCAACGATTACATAGCCTTTTACTCTAGGCTATTTATGCACGACAATCCTGCACATAAAGGATTCTTTAAAACTAAACCAATGAAAGGAGAGACACTTGTCTAATCAAAATAAAAATGGGGTCAACCCCACAACAAAGTCAACCCCTGATGTCAAGCATGGAGAACACATGACAACTCAACCTAACAAAAAAGCTAATGATTGTAAATCTATTAAGCAAGCTATGTTAGCATTCCAAAAGCTATCTGTTTCTGCTAAGAAAGATGGAACAAACCCACACTTTAGTAGCAGCTATTCTTCATTAGAATCTGTTATCGAAGCAGTAAATCAAGGTAATCAGTTTGGTTTATTCTTTACTCAAGAGATTGATTACATATACACAGGTCATGCTAGTACTAAGTCAGATGTAATTGTTGTTACAACAGTTCGTCATGAGCATGATGAAGAAGCATTTGTATCTAAGCTTCCAATCATTCTGTCTCCAACAAACATGGAGAACCCACAGAAAGTTGGGTCAGCCATAACCTACGCAAAGAGATACACTTTGCAGAGTGTGTACGGATTACCATCAGAAGATGATGATGCCAATGAAGCATCTCCATCTAAAGGAAAGATACCACCGATCAGTACCAAAACATCAAACGCTAAATCAAGTAGAGGAGGATTCTAAATGGATCAACAGTACGACGACACAGATAGAGGTGCAATGTTTGCACCTCGTGAGAACAATGTCCTAGTAGGACAGGGTAAACTAAACAACAATGGTGCAGAAGAGTACCATGTTATTGTCAAGGCTACACTACCATCAGGTAAAGTTATACGTGAAGTATACAAGAAAGTTGGTGTGTTGTTTGAGAACGATAGTCAGAATCCTAAAGCACCACACCTATCAGGTGACTATGAAGACAGACGATTAGCCATATGGTTTGCTACATCACAAGGTGGTAAGGATTACATGGATGCTAAGATCAGTGACAAGACATCCATGCAAGGCTCTCAGCCTGTCACTGATGGGCCTAACGAGTATCAGCAGGTGACAAGTGGTGCTAAGACATTAGACCAAGTCAGCAACGTAGGATTGGAGGCATTCGGTGACGAAGTCCCTTTTTAATCTACACAATACTGAATCGATTGATGTTGTTGCAGGCTCACTGCAAACATCAGTCGGTAAAGTTAAGAAGCTAATGAAGCTACATAAGATTCCATACATTAAAGTTGGACATCAGTGGAGACTTGAGCAAAAATCATATGAAAAGTTCTTACGTAAATTAAGGAGTTGATATGGGTCTATCACATCTATCTAGGTATATACACACAACTATACTAACTAGATACAATACTAAAAACAAAAGCAGGCTGTCTTACAAGATAGCTGTAGTTAGTGTTGTGTGTATAATAATATTACTAAACATTATTTAAGGAGAATAATTATGGTAAAAGAAATACAATATAAAAAAGCATTAGGTAATATATTATATTATCAAGCAGTAGGTATGAGTAGACAAGCTTTACAATCTGTATCATTTTATGATGAAGAAACTACAGATGCTTGGACACTTGAACGGTGTCGTATTTCATATGTAAAAGATCAATTAGAATTTATTGAGGGTGGTAATCTTGATGATGACATTGAAGAAACTTGGGACATGATTTTTAAAAAGGAGAATGCATAATGGCAAGACCAATAATAAAATTTGATAAGAAGAATTGTGCTGAGTGTGGTGTACTCATGCCACCTGTCACATTCAAACGGCCATACGCAAAACTATGCCCAGAGTGTAAGTTTGATAGAAGAGCAGGCAACCATGAACTCAGACAAATATTCCAACAATTAAAAAAGAAACCACAAGAAGAAACAGAAGACTGGGGAGATCAGAATGTTACAACAACAGACGATGCAATGCTTCGCCATCATAGGTTCTGATGACTCTCGGCTACGAGAGTTATCTTTAATCACAACCAACAGGAGAACAGAATGCCACTACATTATAACTTTACAAAATGTAATCTTAAAAAAGTAAGTCCACAAATAATAGAATGTGTGATAAATTTAACAATGCTTATTGAAGTAGGTAAGTTTACAGAACAAAACATAGATGATGTGTTTGATAGGATACTTATACTTGAAGCCTTTGATGGTCCATTCTTATGGGATACAAACGATAATAAATCTATATTGAATAACAAGTCTTTAATAAAACAATTTATTGGGTTGTCTACAAATGTAACAAACCTAAGTATAAAGAAATGGTTTAGTAAACGTTTGACGTTGCGTAGACGTGAACAAGAACATTTAAAAAAAGCAATGGTTGATTTAGGAGATAAAGTTGCATGAACAAGAACAACATATCGCCAAAGCATTATAACAAATACAAAATAGAACCAATTAAATTTATAACGCAGAACAAACTAGACTATTGCCAAGGCAACATCATCAAGTACATCATGCGTTACAAAGACAAGAACGGAATAGAAGATTTGTATAAAGCACAATGGTATATAAAAAAGATGATCAAAGATTTTAATTTTACTGATCACTTAAACAAATAGGATTACTCCTCCAGTAATCCTTTGCGATAACCTTTAGTCCGGTCATAGGTAAGGTTCTCCTTCCTGCCGTTTGGTACATAGGAGCAATGCACCCACCCAGTATTGCCTCCTTTATAGCACTCAAGTATCAGTTGATCATACTCAAGGTTATCGCTAATCCATTCAGCTAAATCAAAGTTGGATATACCACATATCTCAAAGTCGGCTGCTTCCCCTTTAGCATGTTGACTATTACTAGAGCTACCGATAGCTTCGCATAATTCAACGGAACGAAATCCACTTGATACCATGAACGCACCATACTCATTACGCAATGGTTGTAGTACATTCTCTGCCAATCTACCCAAGTTATATATAGCATCTGCATCAGGACTATTATCTATACCTAAACGTTCTGCAGTCTGACTCTTAAGCATTTCATTTAATGAAAAGTTCTTTGATAACATAACCATTATTTTCTATCCTTACCTTTTAATCGTTCGAGTGTACGCATACCACCCAATCCAAGCATACCCATAAGCACAGGTAACATAGTTGCCGTGTCTGCTTGTGGTATATCAATACCAAATCCTGCACACAATGGCGATACTAAAAAGTTAACAAGGAATCCAAGTACGCATACCCACGCAGTAGCAGGTCGCCATGATGATTGAAACCAATTACCTTTGGCCTCAGCCTCATTCACTTTGATCTGTGCCAATGCAATTTCTTGTGCGTGCTTCTCTGCCATAGTAGAAATCTCATGGCTTAACTTTTGTTTTGTATCTGCATCAGGAATAAATTTATCAAGTATGCCTGATACAGCAGGTATAAGAGCAGTTAACATTAATATATCCTCACTTTCTTTTCATCTATGTTGGGAATTAGTTTGCATATGCATTCATATTCTTTAGTACCATTCTGTGTTTCTAATTGTTGACCACTCAAATTTTCAGAATAAAACGTGCAATCCTTTACAGACTTAAAGTATATAGAGCCTTGCAATGCACCATTGAGATAGCATGCCAACATAAACGCAGTCATATAATTCCTTTCTTTTTTGCTATTATAATCAAGACACCAACAACACCAGTCAATACAGTTGCTATTAGAATGCCTAATATTATTTTCAGAATCATATCTTGTATATGTTGTTTACGTTTTTGTGCTTTGATGCGTGCTTCTTTCCTAGCTTTTCTAGCATCAGCACAGTATTGTATGTAGTCATTGTAAAGGTTGGCTCTACCATATAGTTGCATGAACTCACGAAGCTGATCTTTCTTTACTCGTATCTGTTCTAATGCCATGAACTCTTCCAAGTCATTGTCTGTCTTACCTAAGAAGTTAGTCCAAATACTATTCTTTCTTTTGTTTAAATCTTGTTGGAGTTGGTCTTCAGCATTTACAAATTTGCCGATTGCTGCACCTGCTGAACTTATATCACGACCATTTTCTATTGTTTGTTTGATGACAGCAAAGGCACTATTCGCAACCATTAGCATTTCAAGCATTGGCTACCTCACTAGTAAACCTATAAGTAAAACAATAGCAGTACCACTAGTAGCAATCATTATATGTTCGATACGTTTTATTCTAAGTATAGTTTCTTTCCACCTTTCAGAACATACTGCCTCGTGTGTATCAATTTGTGCTTTTACTTCACTAGCTTTTACCATTTACACCTCGTCTGGGAAATCATAGATTGGTGCATTGCCGGTAGGCTTGCCATCACTATCTTTAGGCACTACAAACAACGCCTTAAAAGCATCTAAATCTGCACAACTATTGATCTTATCTTCTATAGTTTTTGTAGCTGTCCTAACATCTGTTCTATATTTGCTTATATCACTTGGTATTGCTATATCTGCCTCTGCTTTTCTTGTTACATACCAATCACTAGAAGCTAGTAAACTATTAGCAGAAGTTTTAGTCTTTGCAATCCAATTTGATTTAAGACCTAAATGTATCATTTGCTTTCCAGTCATAGGGTCAATGACAGCCTTGCCATCATCATCAACTACATTCTCATCTGCTAGTTTTCTCTCAATACCTTTTGCCCAATAAAATCTATTGTCATAACTAATATCAACATCAGCTTCTACAGTTACACCCCACTTTTTTAAATCATCAGCAGACCATGAAGATGACCAGTTATATGGGTGCTTAAACCCATCATCATCTTGCCATGCCTTTCCAACTTTAAGGTATCTTTCTTTGTATTTATAAGCCATTATTTTCTCCTATTTTGCTGTTGCATATTTAAAAGGTGTTTCTGCCCAACACATGTAGATGTATTCTGCACCATTATTAATTGCACCCTCTGCATTTCGTAACTTAAAACCATTACTTAAAAAATCTATATCCTTATTACTATCTTCAGTTTCACCATCTGCTTTATTGGCATTGATTGTATCGTCATTTGGATTTGAGATATCCCTTTTATTGTCAAACATAAACCAGTTTTTTGTTCCACCTGCTGTTCCATTTGAATATTTTATTATGACTAGTGCAGGAGCAAAATTGGTGAAAATCATATTTCCATCTGCTGAATCATTTCCAGTATAACTGCCGAACTTTGAGTAACCCTCTATCTCTGCAAAACAATAGGCTACATATGTGCTTCCACTAGAACCATTAACATCATTGCTTGTTCCTAAAGTTAAAACAGTTGAAGATGGTAATGTAGTAGAACTATTGTTTCCAAATCTATCATCTAAATTAGATGTTTCTCCTGCGAAAGTTTCATTTAGATAAATATATCTAGTTGGGTCGCCTCCGTGCCAAACAAACCATCTTTCACTGGCAGACCTTTTCTTAATTATTACCATTTGAGGTGCAACACCTAATCCATGTCCTACTGTTGCCCCTGCTGAATTATTTGATGTATAAGTAACAATGCTTAACCCTGCATCTGTGTTTGCACTCACATTACTCGTAATACTGCCATCTGTATTACTTGATGTGCTTCCTCCTGCTTTCCAATTCCAACCAACATATGTTCCACCACTTTGATTAATACCCTCTAATGTATGACTGGCATCTGAACCTTTTTGTACAGTAAATCCACCATTCTCAAAATTATTTATATCACCAAAATTTATCCAAGTTGAGCCTGCTTCAGTTTGACCCTCTTGTGAACTACCATTTGATGATAAACCATTAAATAAATCTACACCACGAGCTATGTCTAGTAATAAATGGTCACTACCATTACTATCACCATTTCTTCTTTTTATCCAAGACCAATCTGGAGTAAAATCTACAGTTCCAGTAACACCAGATTCACCAGTTGCTATCTTACGAGTAGTATTGTCATCACCTGACCAAGTAAGTGTTCCAAAATAATTATCAGCTTGTTCATTTGTACCACTATTAGGACCTATGGTTGGTTCTGGTAGGTTAGATGTGCATAATGCTAGAAATCCTGATGGTGGTGCATAATGGAAATCACCTATGCCATTTCCATCTTTGTTGCCTTGTGCTGTTTTATTTCCTGCAAAAGAACTGTCTTGTCCAAAATTTAAAATACAACTTTCATCAGTATCATATAATGAAATTCCTATTGCATAATCATTGCTTGGCAATGAACTAAGGGTATGAATTAATGAATTATTTTTGTAGAACTTTACTTCTGAACCATCAAAAGACATACCAACTATATCAGTGGCAGAAAATGTTGCACCACTACCACCAACACCACCATTGTTATACCAATTACCATTACTTAAGTATTGCCAAGAATTTGAAGCAGAACCAAATATATTATTAGATGGCAAAGCATTATTTTGAGGTACTACTGCAATACCAGTATTACCATTCCCAATACCACTAGTTGATAACATTTCAACATACCAAGAACCAGTAGGCATTACAAAAGTGCTTCTAACATCTTTCCAAGAATTACTTGTTGATGCTGATTTTAAATTACCTTCACTTAATATAGAACCATCATTGTCTACTGCATTTAAGGTTGCAAAATTATTCTCTGGACTATCAGGCATATTACAATCAGATGCAACTACACCACTAGATGTAAAATGATGGTCATTAGGACCTGAATCTGCACCTACTGTGGT